ATCTCGCCATCGGGAACGACCGAGCCTATTCTAGTCCTAGACCGCAACGGCATGACCTACAAAGGCAAGTTGATCGAGGATGCCGGCGAGGCTCACGCAGCCTTTATCGCAGCCATGAAGGCCACAGATGCCGCCGAACTCGCCCGCCTCCGCGCCCAGCTTGCGGCCATTGAAGAAGACGGGACTGAGGAGCACAATGCTGCCGTGGGTCTTCGGCAAAAATTGGTTGCTGCATTAGACCGCGCCGAGAAAGCCGAGGCTGCGCTCGCCGCTATGAAAGGCACACCATAACTTTATGACCACCGAACAACACCTCGAACTATTAACCGAGCTTCGCGCCATCCGCGCCGCTCTCGAAAAGCCGAAGCCCGCGCCAATGCTTAGTCTGACGGCTGCGACCGCACCGACTCCGACGCCGGACACTCTGCCACTGCCAGCGATTGCAATCGCGGACGCGGGATCGGTGCAGGTCCACTTCGGCAAAAACACTGGCACGCCGCTCAGCTCGCTGACCGACAAGCAGCTGCTCTGGTATGGCGCGGATCGCCCGGAGCAGCTCAAGAAAGACGGCACGCCGTTCGCTCCGCGCGAAGCCGACTTGCTGCTCAAGAACGCCTGCCGCACCTTGTGGCATCAGCGCAAGAGCGGCGCACCAATAGTGCCAGCTACTCAGCGGGCAGACGACGGCGAGAACGTGCCGTTCTGAATCTTGTCGCCGGTATCGACGTAAACCAGAACCCTACGACGCCGCTGGTGGCGGTGCGAAAATACGCCAGCAACTATTTCCTGAAAGGAAAACCCTCCGGCCAACGACGACCGGAGGGCAACACACGAAACACACACAACGATACAACATGGACACCAACGTTAAAACAGAGATCGCGGTCGCAGAGACCGCTACGAAAGCACCGATTCAGTTCGGCCAACACGGCGTGCAGCTCCAATCAATCGACGAGGCCTTTCGCTTCGCTCGCGCGGTGGTCGCCTCGGGCTGGGCACCGAAGGGCATGGAGAAACCCGAAAGCGTAATGATCGCCATCCAGTTCGGCATGGAGATCGGGCTGACGCCGATGGCGGCGCTCCAAAACATGGCCGTCATCAATGGCAGGCCGGCAATCTACGGAGACGCGGCGCTCGCTCTGGTTCGCTCCAGCGGGCTGCTCGTGAGCTACAAAGAGACCGAGGTCGGCGAGCCGGGAAAGGACACGCACGGCTTCACAGTCACGGTGCAGCGCAAAGGATTCGATGCAGCCAGCGAGACGTTCACGATGGGCGACGCGAAGGCCGCGAAACTTTGGGGCAAGGCCGGACCGTGGACGGACTACCCCAAGCGCATGATGAAATTCCGCGCACGCGGATTCCTGCTGCGTGACCAATTTGGCGACATCCTCAAGGGCTTGAGGACCGCCGAAGAAGCGCGGGACATCCCAGCCGAGATCAACGTCACGCCGCTGGCCGACAAGCTCGCGGGCGGATTGAGCGAGGCAATCAACCAATGAGAAAAATACCCGAGAGACAAACAGGCGTGCCGACCCGTCGCAAGGACGTGCATCTCGAAATCGCAAAGCCGAAGCGCCGTCAGGTCACAGACGAAACCACGCACAGCCGGAACAAACTCGGCATCGCGGTGGACAGTCGCGGGCGCTTCATCGGTCGGCGCGACATCGAGAAGGGCGCGGCACATTTCTGGAACTCACGAAGGAAACTAACATGAACAACGACAACGTAATCAAAGCAGAAGCTATCATCAACGCGGCGACGGAACAGTTCCGAAGCCTGCTCGAAACCAACTTTCGCAGCATCGCGAAAGCGGCGCAGGACGGATTCACTGACGACGAGGACCAGACCGAGCCAAAGGCCAAAGCCACGTTCGCCGTCGAATGGGACGCGCTCGCAATGGCTCCCACGGTCAGCGTGAAAGTGGGCTGGTCGGTCCGGTTCAAGGACGAGTCGGAGACGGAGATCGACCCGTTGCAAAGCAAGCTGGGGCTGGAGGAAATCAAATGAACGCCGAGACCATCGAACAATACCACGCCAACCCGGCAATCAGTCACTCGAAGCTGGAGTGCTACCGTCGCAGGCCGGCGCTCTACTTCAAGAAATACGTCGCCAAGACATTGCCCCAACCGGAAGAGACGAGCGCGTTTCGCCTCGGCTCAGCGGTGCATTGCGCCGTGCTCGAAGAAAAGGAATTCGCCTCGCGCTACATTCTCAAACCGGACTGCGACCGGCGCACAAAGGAAGGCAAAATCCAGTTCGCTGAGTTCTCGGCACAGCACGCGGACAAGACCTTGCTCGACGCCGACGAGATGGCGCAGGTCGTGGCGATGCGCGAGGCGGTGGCGGCGCATCCAATCGCGTCGCGGCTACTCGCGGAAGGAACGCCGGAAATGACTTGGCGCAAATTGCAGCCAAACGCTTTGGGCGCTCTGCAATGTCGGACGGACCATTTCAACCCGTGCGGCTGCGACATCAGCGAGTTTCACCCTTACGCGCTGGACGTGAAGACGGTCGAGAGCCTCGACAGCGACGCGTTCCGCAACTTCGAGCGGGCTGCGTTCTCCTACGGTTACCACCGGCAGGCGGGATTCTATCTGCCACTGATCAACGAAATCTTGGGCTATCCGGTTTCACGGATGTATTACGTCGCCGTCGAAAAGGTCGAGCCGTTCGGCGTCGCGGTTTACAAGCTGAGCGACGACGCGATTGCGCGAGGACAAGACGAGAACATCGCGGACCTCGTGCGGCTCAAGCGCAGCCTCGAGACGAACGATTGGCCGAACATTGAGCCGACGATTCACGAACTGAAACTGCCAGCGTGGTATCTGAAATGAAATCGAACCTTAAATACAACTGGCGCATCACGCTCAGCGCACCGGGGCACTCCATCAGCGCGATCAAATATTGCACGCTAGAACAGGCTTTGCTTGCGGCGGACGAACTTGAGACCGAAGTGGATTGGCTCGTGACTCTCATCGGCATCACCCGCGAAACATGAACGAACTACTGATCACGCTCTCGGTTCTCGCCCTTACGCTCTGCGCTGGCATCGCGTCTTATTTCGGATATAGGCTCGGCAAGCGCCGAGGCCGAGACGAGCAATGGGTCGAGAACTACCTCGCGAACGAACGCAAAACACAGGCCGGACGAGACAAGCTCGGACGGTTCAAAAAACGAAAGGCACAATATGGTAAGATCAAAATTACAGCACCAAAAAACGAATTCTGAGATCGACCGGCGACTGCTCGAAATGCAGTCACCGCGAGAGATCGTCCGAAACCTGCGCGGCGCAACGCTGAGCAATGTTCACGCACGGGCGCGGCGACTAAGCTTGGCGCTGCATCGCATCACGCAGGCCGAGCGCGATCATTTGCTCGTCAGGCGAATGGGGAGGACAGTATGAACACCTTCATTTACGGCGACCCGAAGGGCCAACCGCGAGCGCGAGCCTTCGCCCGCAAGATGGGCGCGAAGCACGTTGCGCGGATGTATGACTCGGACGTGGCGGACGCGTGGAAGCGGGCGGTAGACCTCGGGATTGAGCGCGAGCTAAAGTCGGCGGGGGCACTCGATCCGGTCGGAGCGTTCGAGTGCAAGCTGGCGTTCTTTTTCCGCCGGCCGAAGTCGCACTATGGCAAGGGCGGACACGTTAAGGCGAGCGCACCCATCTACCACGTCAGCAAGCCGGACGCTGACAATCTCGCCAAGCTCGTGCTCGACCGCATCACGCGGAGCGGGCGGATTTGGCGGGATGACTCGCAGGTCGCGAAGCTACGCGTTGAAAAGTATTGGGCGATCACCGACGCGAGGATTGGGGTCTATGTGAGCGTTGAGCGATTCGAGCCGAGCGAGGCTTGACGCGGGGAGCGGATTGGATAAACAACAACTAGGCCGTAGAAAGCCTATGACATGAGACCAAAAACTTACATCCGTCAGTCTGCGCGAGGCGTGTTTCATCGCCAATTTCTACCGCGTGGGCTGGCGGATGTTTTTTGATTTATGAAACCTCCAGCATTTCAATTTTACCCTGACGACTTCTTAGGCGGTGTCGCCGACATGACACAAGCCGAGGTCGGGGCTTACATCCTGCTGCTTTGCTCGCAATGGGGACGGGGAGCAATACCTCCAGACCCTGATCGGGCCGCGCTGATTGCCAAGGGTCCGGTCTCATCGCACGTGCTTGCAAAATTCCCCGACGGACAAAATCCAAGACTCGAAGCGGTTCGCATCGAGCAAGACAACTACCGACGTTTACAGCGCGAAAAAGGTTTGGCATCAGGTGAGGCTCGTCGCAAGCGAGTCACAACCGTGGTTCAACCGCCGTTCAACCACGGTTCAACCGCGGTTCAACCGGAAGCGCAACCGAAGGTGAACTCTCCTTCTCCTTCTCCACCTCCTAATCATACCCCCTTACCCCCTAAAGGGGGAGAAGAGCCTTCGGAACTCAATTTGTCGCTTCATTCACAAACGACTCCGCCTCCGCCGCCCAAGGCGAAGGCTGAAGTTCAGCTTCGCGCCGAACGCATCATGGGTCGTCGCGAATCAACGCCGCTGACCAGCGGAGAGTCGCGAGCCTACGCAAAAAACCGCGCAGCTATCGAGGCAACGAACGAAGATGACTGGAGGCTGTTAGAACGCTTTTACGCTGCGCCACAGACCGAGACCTACGCGAGGAAAGACTTGGCGACCTTGCTCAACAACTGGAACGGCGAGATTGACCGAGCGAAGAAGTGGCAAATCGAAGCCGGCAAGAAATCCAAACCCACCTTCACCCATGAAAGCATCATTGACCGCTCCTGACCCATCGCCCGCAGAGCGCCGGCTGATCGCGGCGTGCATGGCCGGCGGCGTGCAGACCGTGGCCGCTGCAGTCAACCACGGCATCAGCGCCGAGACCTTCGCGGACCCGATGCTCGGAATTATCTGGCAGGCGCTCGTGCAGACCGCGACCGAGGACAAGGACACGCACGTCTTCAAGGTCGGACGACGCGCCTTTGGTTCGGCCATCGATGCCGAGAGCATGGGCCAACTGGCGGAGATAGCCGCACTTGAGCCGACATCGATCTTTGCGAAGCAGCTCACCATCGAAGTCATCGACGCGAACAAGCGCCGCAAGGCCGTTACCAAGCTCGCTCAAGCGCTCGGCGCAGTCACTCCACGCGAGGGCGGCGACTGGGAAGAGGACTGGTCGGCCGCAAGGAAAGCGATTCACGAGGCCGAGCTGGCGGTTTCGATCCAAGGCGCGACCAAGAGCCTTTCGGCAATCGTGGACGAATACATCCACGACGAGATGCACGGCAAGGAGGCCGGAGTCGTCGGGACTGGATTGCCGCACTGCGACGAGTATTTCGGGAAGATCCGAGGCGGCGAGGTTTGCGTGATTGCAGGCCGGCCGGGCGTCGGCAAGACCGCGCTCGCGATCCAGATGGCCGACTCAGTTGTGCGCGGCGGCGGCAAGGCCATGATCGTTTCCCTTGAGATGCAGGCGCGGGATTTGGTCGGCCGGCTCGCGAAGCAACGACTGGGGCGAAGCGCCGGCATCGTGCGAGGCTGCACAGCCGCCGAGTATCAATCGGCCAAGACCTCTTGGATTGCCTCAGCGCAGAAGATGAAAGCGGACGAGAAGCGGCTGCACATCTTCGAGGTGCGTCAGGTCAAGTCGGTCTCAGACATTGAGGACCGCGTGGCGATGCTGAAGGCTGCGGACGCATTGCCGAACGTGGTCGTCATCGACTACCTGCAACTGCTCCACGCCGAGGACTCACGCGCACCACGCGAGCAACAGGTGGCGCTCATGTCGCGCCGGATAAAACTCATGGCGCTGAATTTCAACGTGGCCGTGATTCTGCTCTCGCAGCTCAACCGGGACGCGGAGAAGGACGGCAGCCGGCCGAAGCTCTCGGGTTTGCGCGAGTCGGGCGCAATCGAGCAGGACGCAGATCGGGTGTGGCTGCTCTATCCTGACCCCGACGTGATGGCAGTTCCTGACGCACCGACGGTGCAGGTCGTCATCGACCAAGCCAAGAATCGAAACGGAGCGGGCGGGATCGCCAAGGTGGTCGAGTTCTTCAAACCCAGCTTTTCATTCCACAAAAAACTATGAGGCTCTACGACGAACAAAATCGGCTGCACGCAGAGGGCGGACCGGCAGTCACGAACCCAGACGGCTCGTGTGTGTGGTATTATCACGGGAGGATTCACCGACTCGACGGGCCAGCGGTGCGGCTCGTCTTCGCTGACGGGCACATCGAAGAGCAGTTTTGGATCAACGGGACCGAGATCGTCGCGCCGCAACTTTAACCATGAAACAAACCAAAGAAGAAATCGAAGCGCAGATAATTGCGCTGCTCCAAAGACGGACCGGGCATCAGCGCGTCTTGCGTTCAGTCACGCACGCACTCGAAACGCTCGAAAAGGAACTCGCCGAGCTTCTTCGGCAACTCGCGGAACATTCTCAACCATGAAAAACACAAGCGACCAACTAACGACGGCACTCGAACACGCAACGCGGATGCCGAGCGACATCAACGAGCATCTGCCTTTGCTCTCGCTACTCGCGTCGCAATGCCAGCAAGTGACCGAATTCGGCGTGCGGACCGGGTGCAGCACGCTCGCGTTTCTGCACGGACTGCGAACGAAGCGGGCAACGCTGCGCAGCTACGACATTAACGACCAGTTCGACGTGTTTAA